CCGCGCCCTAACTGATAGAACCAAATGGCGGTGTCGTCCCGATAACCCAAATCCCACGCGGTGTACACAGGGTAATTGGTGTCGTATGGCACTTGGCAGATGCGTCCCTGCTGCTCTGCCTCTCGCATTTCCTTGCCAAAAAAAGCGCCGAGGATTGCGGCTTCAAATGAAGTCTCGTACTCCTGTAGGTACTGATCCTCGGCCAACTGCGCTCTGGCGGCGGCTAGCTCGGTCGCCGGGAGAATCCCGCTGGTTGAGGCGGGCAGGCGCAGCAGGAACCACTCGCTAGGGAGACGAGTGGCGGTTTCGTAAATCTCCCAAAACTGGTTCTTGCCCTTGGGCGTACCGCCAAACACCGCCCACCCCTGCTTGTCTGACAGGGCAGGGCGTATGACGTTCCCAAATACGCTCGGCTTAAAGTCACCGTATTCGTCCATGTACACGCCCGAAAAGCCCAAGCCGCGCATTGCGTCAGCGTTGTCGGCACCGTAGAGGCGTATCTGGCTGCCGTTCATCAGGGTGATGAGCAATTCCTGCTCGTTCTTGCTCTGGATAATTGGCTCTGCGAACTCCAGAAAGTATTGCCATGCAACGGCCTTACTTTGGGAGCGGTAGGGGGCGATGTAGGCGAACAGCCCACGCTCGCCTTGGTAGGTGATGGCGGCTCGGATGATGTCGTTGACGGCTGCGACTGTTTTACCAGCGCGACGATGAGCAACGAGGCAAGCCCACCGTTGCGTTCGGTTGTGGAACGGCATGAACGCCTTGCGAGGGCGATAGGGGATAACTACTCGGGAGCCATCCATGTCACTTCTACCTTGATCTTGTCGCCGTTGTTGCCCGTGTGTTCGTGTCGGGCGAGCTTCGGCACATGGTATTCAATGACATCCATCATGCAGCGCCATGCGGCTTCTGCGCCTTTTGTCTCGTAGATTTCGTCAAGCCAGATGTTAAGGCGATGGGCATTGCCGTCCACAAGACGGGCTATTGCCTCTCTGGCCTCTGCGGTTGCCTTGTTGGGCGATCCTTTAGGTCTTGGCATGGCTTATTTATGCACAAATGAAACAATAATTAAAGAGTTGCCGTTGTTGACGTAACAAGACGGGCGTATACTGTGACTATGAACGCAGAAACAGATATTCTGACCCCGTTCGTCAATACCGACGTCAAGATGCCAAAGTCAGTATTAGACGCCCTAACGCTGCATGAGTTCTCATGCCAAGCCAAACAAGTTGCCACGGTATCGCCAGATGCGGTGCGCCAATTCTTGGCGGCACGGTACGGCGAAAAAATTGCGGCAAAGTTTAAGCCGGAATACCTCATTAAAGCCCCATGCGCTTGAGCATTTCTGCGGTAATTCGTCCGTAGTAAGGCTTCATTTGCAATGCGCGAACGTCAGTTTGGCGTGGCGTTCTTGAGTCAGGGATATTGCGAGCCTTCACTACCGGGTCTAGCAACTCGTACACGCGCACATCTTCCTTGATGCGGCCTACGCCCTCGCCCGGTACGCCGTAAGGGTAAGCGGGGTGGCCTGACTGTGCGATAAGCGGCTCGTCCGTAAAAATGCGTCCGACGTTCTGGATACCCGTATCGGGGGCGGTGTACTGGCGCGGATCGGTGACGGCTAACCGCGCTTCGCCAATGCCAAGGCCGCCACGCTCTCGGAAATTAACGTCTAGCTTTTGCTTGATCGTTTTGCGTACCGAGTCTTTTGCCTTGCGGAATTGTTCCACGCTTTCTGGGCTGCCCACCCCTGACCAATCAGGAATCAATTTCTTAATTTCGGCGTTCAGTTCTTTTTTGGCGGTTTTGCCAAGCGCAGCGTCAGCGTAGCTCAACATAGTTTCGCCGGTCATGCTGGCAAAGTCGCCCGCCGAGGGGGCCATTCGCCACGGGATGTACAGCGGATCTTCGCCCGTGATGATTTTAACTTCTTCAGCCAGTTTCTTGATTTGTTTCGTTGGCCCTTTGCCAGACGCCCAGACCATGCCGGGATTTTCAAACATGAAATCCTGACCGCCCTGCAAATTCACCGGTTGGTTAAAGGTAACGTCGTTAATGCCGCGCAGAACGCTACCGGCAGCGGTGCGGTCGCTCATACTGGTAATGAACGGACGACCTTCTAACTCGGTAATGGATATTTCTGGCGCGTTAACCGTGCCGCGTGACTCTACAACAGGCGTCAGGGCTTTTAATCGCTCCTGTTCTTTCACGCGAGGATCAAAACGCGGGTCAAATTCCGCGATTTTGCTCATGGCCGGGTCGTAACGTTTTAGCAGGCCAGCCAATCGGCCACCGGGAACAGCGCCCATCGTAGCCATCGCCATCCCAGCGGGGTCGTTAGCGCGTCTAGCGCGTTCTACGTCACGGGCGGCAAGTGCCTGACCTACGCCCGGAATGAAACTGGCTCCCGTCTCTACGGCAATATCGGCCATGTCCTGCTCTTGCGGGTCTAGCGAGGTAGCCCGTTGAAAGCGCCCGCGTAAGTCTGCTTTGTCTTGCAGGTAACGCAGCGCAGCAGCCACGTTTTCGCGGCGCATCGCCATTTATTTAAAACGCTCCAGCTTGTACGAAAGGGAGGCAATCTCGCCCACGATCTCGTCAATGATGTTCTGCAAGTCGGTGTCTTTCGGCAGGTCGCCACGAATGCCTTTCACAAACGTCAGCAGCCCATCGGCGTACTTGGCTGCGTTGGCTTGTACCTTGAAGCCATCGGGGTAGTCCGACAGCGGGATGATGCCGTAATGACCCTGATACGCCTCGGCGTACTTGTCAGCCAAGTCCACGATGTTCTCGTAGTAGTGACCGAGTGCTTTGTGGGCAGCGTAGCTGGCTGTCTGCAAATGCAAAAAGTGAGTGGCCGTGCTGCTATGGAGCAGTACACCAACGAATTCTGCGGCGTCTTTATGGCTCATTGCGGCGTTAGCCTCAAGTTGGGCAGGATGATTGCAGTCGTAGCATCTCCCATCGCAAAACGCTCTGTCAACTGTCGTTCTGGCGGGTATACGAGGATGCGATTTGCGAGGTTAATCTGCATGGCGTTCCACACGCCTTTTTCTATGCCTTCAAAGTCGTCTAGCGTGATGATGGTATCGGGGTGGAACAGCCGCTCTAGGTGCGCCCGATCATCTGGCTGTAACCGCCCGTCTATGTGCAGGTGGTCTATCTGCCCATCTAGTTTGGCGAGCATTTCGGTGCTGCTGCTGTGGTACTGCGTGACGTTCGCGTAGATCGGGAGCTTGAAGTTATGCGTCATGTCGCACGTATGTACTTCGGCATCGCCCCGAGCCAGCACAAACGTGGATTTGCCAATGTACGTGCCGATTTCTACGACGCGCTTTGGCTTAAAGTAGCGTTTAACTGCCCAAAGGGCAATTAGGCTGGCGTTATTGGTGGAACCTGTCTGTTTAGCGGGGTCTAGCGCCTCAAGGTCGTCAAGGCGTTGCCACGGCAGGTCATCCAATCCGTCAAAAAGCGTATCCCAGATAGCCCTAGACAGTCGCTTACGATTTAAGTTCAGCATATATTCTCCCAATGCGCTTTGTATTTTTCCACGTTGGCGACGATCTCGCCCTGCCGACCAAAATGGTTGCCAGTATTCATGCCCACAACCCCGGTGCTGAGGTGATCCAAGTCACCGACGGCATGACGCCTACCGTCCCCGGTGTCACTTGGTCGCATATCACCGAAATTGACCGCCAGTACCTCATGCTTGGTCGCACAGGGGCGTGGGCAGATTTGGGGCTAGATAGCCCTGCCCTATACCTTGACACCGACATGATCGTAAACGCCCCCATAGACGTTGTGGGAGCGTTAGGCGAGGGGTCTGTGGCGATGTGTCGGCGGTCATACAACCGGGATGCCATCTTTAACGTCAAACAGCGTGGTTTGGATTTTTCGGAGTACGCAGGCAAGACGCTGGATGAGCTGTATCCGTGGGTAGGGTGCTGCACGATCACCCGTGACGCTTCGGTGTGGGCTGACCTGACCGAGTTGTATTACGCCCTGCCTGATAAATTCTGGCGCTGGTACGGCGATCAGGAAGTGCTGCGCGAATACGCCAAGCGTCACGCGGTCGTGGAACTTCCCGAGGCGATCTGGGCGGGGCTGCCCGAATTTGGTGGTCGTCCCCTGATTACCCACTACAAGGGTCAACGCAAAGCCCTCATCTTGAATACTCCGGTTTGATAGCCGCCTCGTATGACTCCCACAGGGCGCTTATAGCGGCTTCTGCGTCACGGGCGACGTAATACTCGCCCCGAGCCTCAAACGTCTGTCGGAACGCCTCCTGCGCCTCCCGCAGCTTTCCCTTGGGCATCTTGATTTCCACCCAGCACACCCACGGCGTCCCGTCAGGGAGTAAGCGGGTAACGAGTTTGTCGGGGATGCCCTGCCCTGCCTTGCCAAAGTCGGTGACCGTAAACCCGGCTTTGCGTAGCGCCTCGGTGATAATGGCGTCATTCCCGTCACGGCGAGCCGCGTGTCTCATCGGACTTTTAGCACCAGCATTTGTGGGTAGTATTGCATTTCTGAAAACACCCCGTTTTTGCTGTCAATCATGCGAGCAAGAGCGTCAAACAAGTTGGTGATCTGCTTTCGGTCGTTTGGCAGGGTGCTCTTGAAGTGCTTACGGAACCGCGCTGCGTAACCGTCGTCATAGGTGCAGGCCATATCCTCAATGACGTAGTAACCGCCCGAGCGCACCCAGCCTTGGCAATGCACCAGCGTTTCTACGATGTCCTCGGCCATGTGGCTGCCGTCATCCACGAACAGGTCTAATGACTTGGCGGGCATGGAGTATTGGCGCGGGTCAATAATCTGGATACGCACGTTGTCCAAGTCTTTGCACAAATTGGCGCACTCGGGGCGTATGTCAAAACCCCATATCACCGAGGTTGGGCAGTAATTAGCCCACATACGAAGTGACGCACCACACGCCACGCCAACCTCGGCAATCTGCAACGGAAAGCGTTTGTGCGGGGCAAGGTCAGCAATCAGCTTTTCGTAGACTTTGGTGTAGCCGTGCTTGATGTTGCCTTTGTCGCTGCCGTACAGGTCGGCAAGGCCAGTAAGCGATAACTCTGCAAGGTCAACTTCACCCGTTTGCGGCGTGTATTCCTCCGGCGTGACCGTATCAAGGTAACGGCGTACCCCTCCTCGTTCCTTGCCTCGTTGATCGCTCTGCCCAACCATATTTGCCACCATATTTGATTACCCTTGTACTTGTTTAGCGGGGGAATTCGCACGTTTTAACTTCTCCACAGCCTTCTCGCCCCAAAGCTGACGTATCAGGCCAATAACATCCCTATCCGACAGCACAGCAGCAGGGCCAGCCTCGCGCACTAACTCGGCTACACGCTCACGGTTTACCTCTATGCCTCTCGCTAACTGTGCGTCGTAGAAGCGCAGTCGGTTCAGCGGTGACTGTCGCACTAACTCATTCCATGTTGCCAAGTTGGAGTGAAGTGAGTGTTCTAGGTTATGACTGGGTTTAGGCTTTTCCTGTTTAACAGTCGGAGAGTAAGTGTATTCATCACCCATGTTGATTACCTATCTGTGGTTTAAGACTGATGACTGATGGTGAACTCTGCACGGTTAAGACGGATTACGCCTAACGTGGATCGTGCAGAGAATTGATGACTGACGGAGCCACCCTGCTGTCGGCTACTTTTCACAGGTTTCCCTGCTGTGGTTCGCGCTTCCCGACGACACGCTGCGCGTTCAGAGGCCCACCGCCCCGGTCTGAATTTAAGCCTGTTCTGCGCGTTGTTTCCCCGACCAGAACAGCCGAGGCGTAGAGGTAAGTTGACAGGGGGATTAACCGAGCTAAACTACTGCTACGCCGAACTGCAACCCGAGCGTATAGGCAGCCAGCCTGCCGCGTCAAGCCCCCTAACGGGGGTTTGTCGTTTCTGGGTTCCGTAGAACGCATTAGCGCCCCTGTGGGGGCTTTACCTGCCCAGCCTTGTACTGCCACAGCCTTGCCTGCGGGATGCGTCCATTGCGTATCCAGCGGGATACGGCTGGAGGGCTGACCTTAAATGCCCGAGCTATGCCAGCCGGGGAACCAAACTTCTTAAGTGCCTGCTGAATGTCCATCTTCCCACGTTAACCTAGGTTTATGCTTATTGCAACACCAGAATACATAGCATTGTGTGTATGTATTTTTGTGTTTGGGGTGTTGACGCAGGGTTAACCCGTGTTAACATATATTCCATAGACAGCGCGGTGCTGGCTACCACAGATAGGAAGCAAAGCAATGGAAATTACGATGACGGTTCTTCGCCGAATTTATAAAAGCTGCCAGCTTGATATGTTGGCCGGACATTACGGTCTAACGCTGGTAAAAACCTCTAGCGGCTGCCAAAACACTCGCAGCGGCTGGACGTTTACGGGGTCAGTTGATGCTTGGCGCAAACTTGCAGATGACGTTGACTTCCGTAGCTCTGGTGGCTTTAGCAGCGATTGCGCGACTCGCAAAACTGACGGCTTGCATGGCCGCATCAACAAGTATCTCGCCAAAGCCAAGTAATCAATATGGCGGGGACTTCAAACCCGCCTGTTGACTCGGGGAATAACCTCGGTTAATATATCCCACGTTGATAGACACAACACAGGAGCAACAGAAATGTTCAAGGATAAGTATTCAGCCCTCGGCACCTTCTACGCCCTCGGCAACAAGTTTGAAGTTGACGTTGAGTATTCGCAGGACATGGACAACAGCGTGTTCGTAGAAAGCGCCACCCTGATCGGCATCTACTTGGACAACGACAAACACGCCTCCTCGCTTAACCACAACATCAAGCTAGACCTAACCGACCTGTCAGCCGACGACGAGTTTGAGTTGACCGAGATTGCCACCCTTGATGCGCTCCGCAACGGGGGTCTGGAATGAAATCTCCTTGGCCGCAATTCATAGCCATTGCCATCCTGTTTCTGATTGCTGCCGCTTGTGACCCGTGCGGTGACGGCGGTTGCACACCGGCAGAGGAGCGAGCTAGCCATGCACGATGATGACCTGACTTGGTGGCATCACCAAGACGAACTGATGCAGCAGCTTGAAGAACAAGAACGCATAGACGCCTGTAACCGGGCATTGGATGAACTAAAGGAGAATGACGATGCAGAGTGAAACCATCGGCGCATTGGCCGCCGCATTAAGCAAAGCCCAAGCCGACATTACGGGTGCGCTGAAAGACAGCAGCAACCCGTTTTTCAAGTCCAAGTACGCCGATCTGGCGGCGTGTTGGGATGCCTGCCGTAAGCAGCTCGCGGCAAACGGTTTGTCGGTGATCCAGACCACGCAGATGACCGAGCAGGGCTTGATGCTCGTCACCACGCTGGCTCACGCAAGCGGTGAGTGGATTGCAGGACAGATGCCCGTGCTGACCAAGGACAACAGCCCGCAGGGGCAGGGCAGCGGCATCACTTACGCCCGTCGTTATGCCCTCGCAGCCATCGTGGGTTTGGCGCAGATTGATGATGACGCCGAGGCTGCACAGGGACGGTTTACCAACGACCCGCGTGGCGATCTGGGTAAGAAGTTTGACCAGAGCAAACGCGACTCGTTTGTGCAGCAGTTTCGTAGCGCGTTTGACCTAGACGCCGAGGAAAAAGACATTGCCCTTGCCGTACTAGCCGTGCATGAGGCGCTGAACCCTGACCATGACCTGTATATCGCCGTGGCAGATGTGCTGACGGCAAAGGAACGGTCAGCGATCAAGAAGTACATTCAAATGGCAAAGGAGCAGAACCGTGGATAAATTTGACCCCAATATGCGTGGAGTCCTGTTTAAGAACGACAAGCAAGGGAATGAACGCAGACCTGACTTTCGTGGGTCTTGCGTGATCAACAACGTGGATTTCAACGTGTCGGGCTGGAAGAAAACGAGCCAGAAAACGGGTGATACCTACTTGTCGCTCAAGTTTGAGGCGAAGGGCGAGGGCAAGCTGTCGCGTAGTGGCGAACCGCAGCGCCAGCCGACCAAGCAGCCGCAGATAACCGAGAAGAACTGGGACGACCTTGATACACCCTTCTGACTTTGAGGCACGGTTTAGGGCTAGTCGCCCGGCAGAGATTGTCGTGGCGACTTACCTACTCAACCTTGGGCATACGGTGACGTTGCCCAAGCGTCGTATGGCAAAAGACTTTGCTGACCGCAAAGAGTTTGCCGATAAGGGCGACGTATATGCCTCGGGTAAACGGATAGAGGTGAAGCACATCAAGCATGATTTTCAGTACGAGGCGTGGCCGTTTGAGACAGCCGCTATTTGTGCCAAGAAATCGTTTGATGCTGCCGATCCGCGCCCCGACTACTACTACATCGTCAACGCAAGCCTAACCGTGGCGGCGCTGGTGGATGTGCGAACCACGTTCCCTGATTGGTTGGTGCGGAAAATCACCGATAAGGAGCGTGGATACGATTACGACGTTTACGCCGTTGCGCCCGAGTATTTGGCGTGGCGGTACATAGACTTTGAGGAACGCTTATGACGGAACTCCCCATCTTCATCGGCTACGACAGCCGTGAGGACATCGCGTATCGGGTAGCGCGGCGCAGCATTGAACGCCATGCGCGTAACCCCATCTACATCCAGCCGATTGACCAAGCGTATATGCGCTCGGTAGGACTGTACTGGCGTCCTGACGATCCGCTTTCGTCAACGCAGTTTAGTTTCACCCGGTTTCTTGTCCCCTACCTTTGTGAGTACAAGGGTTGGGCGGTGTTTCTGGACTGTGACTTCTTGGTACGGCATGACCTGACGCAGATATGGCGCTATGTTGATAAAGCGAAAGCGGTCTTTTGCGTACACCACGACTACAAGCCTACCGAGGCGGTCAAAATGGATGGCAAGGCGCAGCATCCCTACGCTCGCAAGAACTGGTCGTCGTTTATGTTCATCAACTGCGAGCATGAGGCAACGCAACGCCTCACGCCAGAGCTGGTGAACAGCGAGACGGGGATGTATCTGCACCAGTTTAAGTGGTGCGCTGACGATCAGATTGGCGAGCTACCCATGACCTTCAACTACCTTGAAGGTTGGCACACCAAGGCTGACGAATCTGACCCGGTGTGCGTACACATGACCCGTGGCGGGCCGTGGTTCCCCGGCTACCAAGACGTTGAGTATGCCGAGGAGTGGAAGGCGTACACATGAAACGCATTTTCCCCGCCAACACGCCGCCAGAACAGATAGCCCATGCGGTGCTGCGAATGGTCAGCGGGCTGCCTAATAAACCGTTAGCGGTGACCGTAGAGCTATGGAAGAAGCCGCGCACGAACCAGCAAAACGCTTACCTGTGGGGCGTGGTGTATCCGGCCATCATGGAAGGCGGTGGCGAGGCGCTAGGCGGCTTTACGCGGGATGATGTCCACGAATGGCTGCTCGGGGAATGTTTCGGTTGGCAGACGCTAGAGGGCTTTGGGCGCAAGCGTATGCGACCGCTTAAACGATCCTCGGTGCTAAACAAACAAGAATTCAGCGATTACCTGACGTTTATAGACACCAAATGTGCCGAGTTCGGCATCGCAATACCGGAGCCTTATGAGCCTGCGTAAAGAAGCCCGAGGGCGTGGTTGTACCGTGCGTATACCGAGCGTCTGTAACTTCAATTCCGAAACAGTCGTGCTGGCGCATATCCGCGTAACAGGGGTTAGCGGCATGGGGCTGAAGTCACCCGATCTGCTTGGGGCGTGGTGCTGTTCTAGCTGTCACGACGAGGTAGACGGCAGAACGCATAAAAGCGGGCTGTCACGCGATGAGCTACGCCTAGCCCATTACGACGGTATGGCTCGCACCATCATGCAATTACACAAAGAGGGGTTGGTATGAACTTTTGGGCTGACACGCCTTATCTCACCGCGTACGTGCGTAACGAGTTCCTACACGACCATGAGAAGGGCAAAGGTGAATTTACCCTTTGCACGGTATTTGGTTTTCGTGCTGAACCCATGCGCGTACCCTACTTTCAAATCATGTTGGAGTCAGGCGCACAATGGGCGCGTATCCCGATTCACGCGCTCTGTAGCAAGCCCTGCCCCGAAATGGCGTTACAGCTTGCGGTGTGGTGGGATAGCTTTAGCCGCAACTGTCAGGTCAAAGAAGTAGCGTTCCTGCGTAACCACCGGGTCAAGGCTATAGGGCGTGACGGGGTGCAGCGCCCGGGAACGTACTTGATGACGGTGTTCTGGTGTGACGGTGGTTGGAGCGAGATACCCGACCAGAGCAAAGACCATCACATTATCGCGTTGGATACAGGCCAGTTTATTGCTTACCCTAATAACAGGTTGTTATGGGCTGACCCGAGTTGGATCAGGGGAGAGGTGCCGAGGGATTGGCGTAGTCCGTCAACCAACTACAGCGTGGAGGCATTACCATGAAACGGCTTATAAAGGCTTTATGGCGGTTCTGGCGCGAACGTAGCGCCGAGGCTAACCGAGAGTGGTCAAGCGTCCCTAATCCCGAGTGGCGGGCATCCAGAGGCGGAAGGGATTACTTTTGATAGATAACGAATCTCCGCCGGGGGCGTGGCGCGACGAGATGGCGCGGATGCCGTGGAAGTTCAGCCAGCAGGTCAAGGTAGAGCAGGCGCTGGCAGCGGTGCGTCAGGCGGGGTTGGTCGTAGAGGCGACCGTGCTGGCGCTAGAAATTAAGACGATCCAAGATGAGCTAAAAACATTGCGCGCTCGTCCTGACGGCGCTTAACCAATCCCGGTAGCACCCGTCCTGCCGCCTTTGTCCACATCAGGAAGACGTCAGCAGCGCCCTCTATGTCCCCCCGGTTGTAGCGCATCCGTATGCTGCTGCGCTGTAGGTTCCCAAGCCCGACGTTAAAGGCAAAGCTCACCAGAGCATCAAATTGGCCTTGATGATTAACAGCAGCAGGGCAAAGTCGGGCCACGCCGCGCTCAAACCGCGCAAGGTCTTGAGCAAGGAGAGCGTCCACCTCTCCCATCGTGAGCTGGCGATCCCAGCCATCGGGTATCGGTAGGTTCTTCCGATCCTCATACTTCACCGCTGCGTGTGAGGGGTCAATAACGTGTCCGACTCCAACCGTCCATAGCAGAGCCGGACACCGATAAGGGCGCATCCTTACGCCCTCATGGCATTTGACCATGCGGATAGCAGCGTCGGATACCTTCACTTTTTCTGGAACGCTTGCGTACCAAACCAGAAGGCAATGATGCTGGAGAGAATCAGCATTTCATCGTCGCTGAATACGTTTTCCATCGCAATCGCAAACGGGATGCCGGTGGTGTAGGCGTACCAAACGCCTGCGATGTTCAGCGCGACCAACTCCAGCACAAAAATGTACGTCACAACCGGACGCACCGAGGCGCGTAGGTTAATCATCCATTGCGAGGCACCCTTACCAATCTCAACGTCGTGGCTGTAAAGCGCCTGACGCTCCTCGGCAGCGGTCTGCGTCTGGATTTGCTCCAGCTTGATTTCCTCAACCCGTGCCTGCGCGATAAACCCACGTTCTGCGAGGGCTAACTCGCGCTCCTTCTGTGCGGCAACCAACGCAAGCTCATGCTTCTTGTCCTGCCGATCTTGGAAGATTTGCAGAATTTTGGGCAAACCGCCCGCAAGGAACGACAGAAACGTGCTGACCATCGTCATCATTTGCTTGCCCTCACTACGTCATCACCTTTGGTGACCGTGACATGATCGCCCTCTACGTCTACGCGCATCGGCATTTCCTTGCGATCAAGCCGATCTAGTTTAGCGATCAATTCCTTGATTACCTCAAACTCGGGCTTGTCCTCTTTCTCCACCGTGCCAGCGATAGATGCCAACATGGAGATAAGGGCGGTCAGCGAGGCACCAAGCAGCCCCATCACAGCAGCGATCTTTTCGCTATCCAGCGCAAGGCTAGAGAGAACGCCAATGACTACGATAGCGGTGATGTATTTAAGGCCATCCTTGCCGATAGCCTTGCCCGCTACGTCTTTGGCGCTGCTCTGGGCTTCAAGGCGCTGTAACTCGGCCTTGATCTGCACCTTGAGCAGTTCAATGTCCTCGCTCACTTTGCGGCGTCCAATAGCATGATAGCCATGCTGCCAAGCGCACCGAGCAGCACCAGAATGATCGCGCCGCCAATCTTGATCAGCAGGCTCTCAAGGCGCTTTAGACGCGCATGGATCGCCTCATAGCGCACCGTGCAAACGTCAATGTGACTCGTCACAGTCACCTCCAGCTCTTGCACCGTCGTCATTACGCACTCCACGGCAGCGGCTTGGCGACGGTCGGCGGGTTGACCTGCATATCCAACTCACGCGCCACGTTTGCCTCAACCTCGGCCTTGTCCACGCCGTTTGCCCAAATCCAACCCAGCACAATGTCCTCGGTCAAATCGGGGTAGGCCACGAAAACGTCGCCCGGTGACGCAAATCCCATGCTGCCGTAGTTGGACGCGCTGTAGTCGCCGCTTGTAGCCGTACAGCGCCAAGTCGCCGTAACAACGACGTCGTTATGCGAGCCGTCTTGCGGCTTCACGATCATGCTTTCCACTTTCCAGTTAGCCATTGTCCTGCTCCTTCTGTTCCGTCTGCGCCTTTACTTGCGCGTCAATTTTGACCAACAACGGCCACGCGCCGCTGCTCGTCGGGAGTTGTCCCAATACTTGCAGGATGGCCTGCACTTCTTCGGGTGTGAGTTCTAGTTTCACTTTGCCTCCAATGCGGCGACCTTGGCTTCAAGTTCTTGGATTGCCTTAACCAAAATCGGAATGATGTTTTGGTAGGCCACATTTAAGTGGTTTGTGCCTTCCTGCACCACGCCCTCAAGGTACGGCTTACCCGCCATTGCGGTTTGCAATTCCTGCGCAATGAAGCCGGGCTGTACGCTCTGATCCTTGCTGTATTCTGGCTTATACTGGAATGTCACCGGACGCATGGCCTTGATGACATCAAGACCCGAATCAAGCGATTGGATGTTGTCCTTCAGTCGTGCGTCAGAACCGTTGACGTAAGCGCCAGCGCCCCATACGCCTGTGCCGTTGCATTGCAGATTGTATGCACCTTGATCGGTAATGCCGACAATAACTTCGCCACCCGAACTGATACGCAACTGCTCTGTACCACGGAACTGCCAAATCATTGTCGCTGGCGGGTTCCAATTTGAATCTGCGTCAGTATTAAAAACTGGGTTTATGCTTCCATCAAGATGCAGATTCGTGACTTGAAAATTTGCGTAAGCCCAAGATTGAATCGGGTTTGAGTTTCCAAATGTGCCGGAAGAATTCTGAACTCGTAACTTTGAGTTACCCGGTGCCGTAGTATTGATGCCGACGTTGCCAGCAAAATAATTGTTTGCCGTCCCTGCCATATAGCAGTTCCAACGGTTTGCGCCGGAGGCAATATTGCCAACAAATCCGTAGTTATTGGTGGCTTCCGTTAATGTGGATTCTGCTAAAAATCCATATTGATTTGTAATTGTTGAGCCAGCCCCTTTTGTTGCTGGATTTGCATAAAAATGACGGAATTCGCCTGTTGTAAAAGAGGCTGCTGATGTCGTAACTCTTGAAATAAAAGCATTTGTGCCTGCTGTAGAGCCACTTGGTATGGTTCCACGAACAGCAAAACCTGTTGAACTGCTGCTACCAGTTGGCAGCAACCCTTCAATTCCAACTCTGTCCTGTGATTGTGCTGTCCCGCCAATCCCGAGATTCCCCGACGTATCCAGCCGCATACGCTCGCTGCCGCCGGTATAGAAGGTCAGCGGCGTATACGAAGCGGTGCCGTTTATTTCAGAGGCAATACGAGAATCTGTAGTGCCAATTTGGAATACCGAAACTGAAGGGGCATTGGTTGGGTCTGATGCTCCGTATCCGCGAAATCCCGCGCCGGTTCCGGTGCCGTTGGGAATTGCATTTACAGGGGTATTTGCGTTTGTAACGCTGTTTTGAAATGCCAAACGGTTAGTTAATGTGGCATTAGCCATATCGCCCGTGATGCGCTGGCCGGTGGACGAGAAGGTGAGGTTGCCGCTTGTAATCGTCGCCGTGCCTGCATTTGCAGATGTCACGCTAACCGTAACCGCTGCCAATGCCGCAACGCCCGTGATGGTGCCAGAGTCGTCCAAGATAACCGTACTGTTTTGGATCAACTTGCCGGTCGTCTGGTCAAAGCGCGTGATGGCGTTATCGGTAGCCGACGCGGGGCCGACCACATCGCCTGTACCGCCACCACCGCCTGCCGTTGTCCACGACAACGTGCCAGAGCCGTTAGTGGCAAGAACCTGCCCGCTGGTGCCGTCTGCCGAGGGCAGCGTGTAGGTCGTAGAACCTGCCGCTGCTGCGCCCTGCAATCCGACATAACCCGAGCTGCTGCCGAGGAGGCGCACAACCGCGTGGTTGATGGAGGTGATGGACGCTTGCGTACCCGAGAGGGTCGTGACGGTGCCGTTGGTGACAAGGGCGACCGCTGCGTTAATAGACCCGACCGACGCTTGTGTGGCCGTCAGAGTCGTAATGGCTGCCGTGCCTGCATTAGCCGACGCTACAGAGGCGCTGGTTGCCGTCAGGTTAATCACCGTGCCGGTCGTAATCAGGGCGACGTTGGCGTTCATAGACGCCGCAGACGCACCCGTAACATCCAACCGCGTAACAAGTGCAGTCCCGATATTGGCCGAGGTGACCGACGCCCCTGCAACGCGCAGGTCGGTGACATTGGCGACCGCAGCATTAGCCGAGGCGACCGAGGCTGCGTTTACATCAAGGCGGGTCAGCGCGATGGTGCCGACGTTGGCTGATGCAATGGACGCGCTAGTAGCCGTCAAATTGGTGACGGTGGCCGTGGTCAGAAGCGCTACGTTGGCGTTCATGGAGGCAGCCGAGGCGCCCGTCACATCAAGGCGCGTGACAAGGGCGGTGCCGACGTTAGCCGACGCGATAGATGCGCCTGTGGCCGTCAGCGCACCGACAACCGCCACGCCAAAGTTAGCCGAGGCGATTGATACGCCTGCAAGCGAGAGGCTGCCGATATTGGCCGAGGCGATAGACGCCCCGGTGGCCTGCAAGTTGGTGACCGTTGCGGTGGTCAGCAGCGCCACATTGGCGTTCATGCTGGCAACCGACGCACCCGTGGCTTGCAGCGAGTTGATAATGGCGGTTCCGGCATTGGCCGACGAGATAGATGCGCCTGATGCTCGCAAGTCGGTGATGATGCCGACCGCTGCCACCATCAACGCAGCAGATACGTTTGGCAGGTCTGCCTTGCCGCCTACAGCCAGCGCCGAGGCGATGGATACGTTGGCGCCGAGCGTGGTGTTGCCGGTGACGGTGAGGGTGCCGTTGATCGTCGTGTTGCCGAACGAGTTGGCGGCGTTGATCATCTGGAAGCGGGTGCCGTCGTAAATGACAACGACAATCTCGCCCGAGTTGATGTCGCCAGCAGCGAGGGCGGTGCTACCGTCTCGGGTGACTGACTTGGCACCAAGGCCGTCAACGTTAAGCGTCACAGCGCCTGTGTTGGCACCCGAGGCGATGAAGTAGAACAACTGACCGGCAGCGTAGGCGGTCAGCGTGGGCGACATGATGCCCGTGATGGTGTCCACACCTGCGATGCTGCCGATCAGCTTGGCAGCGGTAGTCTGCACCTGTCCCAAGTTGGCAGCGTCAGAGGCAAGCGTACCGTTTGCCAATCCCGTGATCTTGTTAGACCCCATCGGGATGTTGGCAGTCGGCGTACTCTGGCCGTCTTTGGTGATGCAGTTCGTCAGGCCGGTGGCAAGGTCAGCCGTCAGGGCGTTAAAGACCGTGGCCGAAATGACGGTGTTGGCGACTACGGGCTGCCCCGTAGAGTTGATGAGAAATGTACCGCTGCCGTTAAAGCTCATCGTTTATCTCCTATTCCTGTCCTGCGCCAAACGCGCCGACACGACCTGATACTTGCCGCCCAAGCGCCTGCCCTGCGGCACGACGGCGCATATATTCCTGCATATTCCGCAACTCGGCCTGTGCAGGCTCGTCACGCAACATCAGCAGTTTTGCGAGGCGATTGCGTTGCTCCTCGGGCATCCCATATTGCGTGGCTTTTTGCTGCAAAAGTTGGAACGCACCGACCGGGTTAGTTGCCGCTTGTGAGGCTTGCAACAAATCAAACGTGTCCTTTTGGTCTTGCGCTTGCGCCAAACGCTTAAACGTCTGCGAACCGCCGCCGACACGCTCTAATTTCTTCAGTTCTTCCTGCGACAAAATCATGCGCTGGAACTGACGGAAGTCATTGCCAAAGATGGCGCGGAGCTTGCCTTGCAACTCTGGCTCTTTGTACATATTCAACAAACGCGTCTGACCAGCTTGCGATCCTGCTACGCCACGCAAAGCGTCTACCGCACCAACGCGGAACGCTTCCAATTCGGATGGCGTTAGGTCTTTGGTCAGTTTGGACAGCGCTTCGGATGACTCCGATAACGCGCCGCGACCCAACTCTACCGCCGTTTCCAACTCGGCAAAGCCAGCATACGTTTCGCGGGCTTTGGCGTAATCAGGCGAAAGCGAATCAAGTTTTTTGACCAAATCTAGCCGCAAGCGGTCAAGGTCGGCAGCCTCGTTGTTCGCGCCCTTACGACGAGCAGCTTGCGCCTTGTCCCACAGGCTGCGCTTTAACTGATCGGCAGCCGCAAACGGCAACTGGTCACCTTGCTTGAGGCTACGCAACTGCGCGGTCGGTTCCCCTCGTCTGGTTGCCGTGCGCTGTGCCGCACCAAGGTCAAGACGGGCGCGGCCAAGGATGCTTTGCAATTCCTCGTCAACGGGGAACGTCACATCACGCAGTTTGCTGTAAAGCGGGCCAGCGGCATCGGCTTGGCGCTTGGCAAGGTTGGTCAGTTCATCCTCTGCGCTGCGTGTAACGCCTGTAGCGCGTTCGGCGGTTTCGGTGATAGCGCCGCCACGCCCCGCCGCCACTCGGCGCTGCTGCATCGTTAGCTGTCGTCCTGCGGTGCCGGGGAGGTTGGCGAGCATATCAATCTCTGCCAACGTGTTGCCGCCCGCTGCTGCAATCGGCGCTTCCTTGCCTAACTTACGCAGCCGAGCGGCTGTCATTACAGCTTCTTGCCCCGGCTCTACGCCCGTCATAATGCGAGCCTGTGCGTCACGCTCAAGCAATTCTGCAAGGCGTTCGCGTGGATAATCAGGGCGCACGTTATAGCCGCCTACTGCTTCGGGAGCCATGCCCATAACCCCCGGCATACGCGATGCAATCGGCGTGATGGCAGCGCCGCGAACAGCGCGACCTAAAACATTAGCGCCGCCACCAACGGCAAGCCCTGTGCCTGCGCCCATTGCAGCGCCTGATAATCGGTCGCCCTCATCGGCTGCGCCCGCGCCTGACAATGCGCCCTGCGCGGCAATATCGCCTGCGGTACGCGCCACGCGCCCCATCGTAGTAACGCCACGACCAAGCGAGAGAGGGCCGGTAAACGGCGCAGTAGCAAGACCGCCCGCAAGCTCAAGCCCTGCCGCCGTCATTGGGCGCTCGGCTGCGAACTGCTGCGTAGCGCCACGCACCACATCCCGATACTGCGGGTTTACAAGCCCCGCCATTTCATCGGCAAAGTTAAACGTAGCGCCCTGCGCTGCGGTCAATGCGCCTTGTGCAACTGGCGACATTTGAGCGCCGCGTTGCATTGCAGCCTTGCTTGCCATTGCCTGATCGTGCTTTGCGTAAGCCTCGTCAGGGTTTGCGGCTTCGTAAATTTGTCCCTCAATGCGGTATTGCGGCATGGCTTATCTCCGACGCGGGGGCAAATCAATAACCTGCGACGCGCCAATGCTAGGCGGTTTGTAGCCAGCACCGCCAGCGGCACCGATTTCTTGGATAGCAAGTTCTCGGTTCTGGCGCTTTTGCTCTAGCGTTGCGGGGTCATCGCCCGGCTGCGGAATGTATTGACGGCGAGCATTGGCAAATTCCTCGTCGCTGATGACCGCGCCTGATTCTTTACGCAGTACCGCGTTGATGAAGTTGCGCTCGGCTTGGAAGAATTGCCGCGATTCGGGCGCCAACATGACGTTGCCGACACCGCCCGGCAGGTTTTCCTTAAACCGCGAACCGAAACTCGGCGGCGGGGATTGCAGCATTGGCTCTGCTTGCGCCATGCGTTGCGCGTAAAGCCGTGCCGTTGATTGCCCTTCTGTTGGCGCTTTGCCTTCAGGGCGAACGCCCTCAATAACTGATGGCGGGCCGCCTGTCGGATTTGGCTGGAAGAACACCGGATTACCTTGTGCATCCACGCCAGCAACGGGAGCGCCATAACGAACATCAACCGTAGTCTTTGGTGTACCAGCTTGCCGGAAATCCTCAAATGAGCCTTTATAACCTTGGCTACGTGCAAATTCATAATCGCGCTGGGTTGCGGTGGGCGTTTCTGAAGGTTTTTTAACGCCATCCAAATAACGCACTTCACCAGCTTTGTTGACAACAAAAGCGCGGCCTTCAGCGTCAAATTGCGGCGTAGTTCCAAACTCTGCCGTTTTTGGCGTTTCAAGCATCTGCGCGAGGCGCTGCGCCATAATCGGGCGATCTTTCAGCGCAGCCGTGCCAAGGCTGGTAGACGCCATGCCCAACACTTCTTCCGGTGCGCGGCGGTACTGCGATTGGCGCGTAACTTCTTTTAACTTATCTTCATCAAGAATTGCTGCGGTTTCATCGGGGATGGGCGCAGCCTGACCAACAAACGGTGTGGCAGCAATTCGCTGGTTGTACTGATCCAACGTTTCTTCGGGGCGCTTTGCCATCTGCTGCTCAAGGGCGGTGTTCGGCTGGTATGTGTACCCGCCTTCCATACGACCGAGCATACGTTGGGCGTAATCTGCTTCCATGCCCTTTGCTTCTTCGGCAGCCTCACGCGCCTTGCGCCCCTCGCGGGCGGTCAGGTAGCCCTGCAATGCCTTCACAAGCGGCGCAGCCTTCGGAATCGGCGCAACCGTCCCTTCCATCGGCTGATATTCCTGTTGTGCGAGGGCTTCAGCGAGGGCAGCACGGCGTCGTGCCTCCTCTAGCTGGCGCTCGTACTCGGTCGGAGCGCGGAACGTGCTGACGTAACGGACGCGATCACTCTGTGCCATAGTCAAAATCCCCTCTGTAGCCACCTCCCTGCGGGGTCGTTAAACCCGGAGAGCGTGGATAACCCTGTGCGCCGGGGCCGCGTGGGCGCTGCATCTGACCGCCAATCTGCGGCGACATTCTGTTGCCCATCGGGCGACCCATGCCGCCCATGATGCCGCGTGAGCCAGTCAATCCCGGCTGCGGGGTCGTCATCGGGCCGCTAAAGTTCATCGCCTGCGGCGGCACACCCGGTGCTGCGTTTGGCGTGGGCTGCGAGTACCCAAGTCCCGGCACCTGACGCATTGCCATGTCACGCTGCCCCGGAGGCGCAGTAAGTGAGCGGTTGCGCTCTTGGGCAGCAAGCATTTGGGCTAACTGCTGCGGTCTACGATCTGGTGTAAATCCGTTCATGTATTAGCCCTCAAAGCATTCCGTAGTTGACCATCTTGTAGCCATCGTGACGGGTTACGACCGCCTCCGGTAGCACCGTCTCTACTTCGTCTGCCATAACGCCGCGCTGACGTTCGCCAGCAATGTCGTACTCGTACACGCCTATGCCAAGTGGGTGAATGCCGACGCGAACAATGTTGGACTTTAAGCGGCGGTCTGAAGTAAACAATCCTGCAACGCCCAATGGGCCGCCAGCAGCTGTTCCTAACGCGCCGGCAAGGCTTCCAAACATACCCATGTTGGCGTTGTATGCGCCGACTTGGTTCTGATAGTTGCGTTGCGCGAAGTCGCCCGCCGCCTGACCCGCTTGGAAGATGGGGGAGGGAGCCACGGTGACGCCGCTGTAACCTTGGAACTGCGGAACGCTGACCTGACCGCCTGACAACAACGCGCTGATCTCGTTGACCGGGATGCTGCGGATTGCTGCCTGCTGTGCCAACGCCTGCTGCGCTGCCGTATTGCGGAACTGCGCCTGCGCCATCGCTTGAGCATACTGCTGCTGCTGTGCGGCGTTGAGTGCGCCAAAGTAGTCCATCGCAGCACTTTGACGCTGTGCCAGAGCGGCGTTTTGCGCGGCCTGCACATCCATCTGCTGACCAAACAACTGCTGTTGCGCTTGGTTTGCGGCAGCCTGACGCGCCAACTCCTGCTGGTACGCCTGTGCCTGCGCTTGGTTGTAGAACTGCGCTTGTTCCTGCGACTGACCAGCCTGCTGTGCCTGACGGGCAAGGTTGGCTTGCTGTGCAGCAACCTGCTGTTGGAAGTTCTGCCCTGCTGCGGCGTTGGCAAGCTCTTGCGCCGACTGACCCATGCCAAACTGCTGCAACAACGCCTCACGGTTGAACTGCCCTGCGCCAAGCGCCTGTTGGTAGTTCTGCGCGATAGCGGCGTTCTGGGCCTGCTGTGCGGCCAGAGCCTGCTCAAAGTTCTGCCCAATCGCCTGATTGCCCATCTGCTGCGCGGCTTGCGACTGTGCAAAGTTCTGGGCAATGGCCTGATTGATAGCCTGTTGCGCCTGCTGTCCCGTCTGGAACGACGCCAGTTGAGCCTCTCGGCCAAACTCGCCAGTCTGTAGGCGCTGCTGGAATGCCTGCTGCTGCGCTTGGTTCTGCGCCTGCTGCGTGGCAAGCGACTGCGACAGGTTTTGACCAAGGCCGGTGTTGTACAGCCCTGCCTGCTCCATGCCCGCACCAAAGCCCGAGAGAGCGGCTTGGTTGGCAAACATAGCGCGAGACTGCTGCTCGGAAAACGCCTGCTGTCGTGCGGCTTGGTCAAGGCTGATGCCCTGCGCGGCCGCTTGCAGCAGAAGGTCGTTTTCCTTCTGCATCTGCGCCGACATGGCAGAGTTATATGCCTCGCCACCCGGTCGCAAACCTTGGTTGATTAACTGCGTCTGAAGCTGCTGACGCTCGCCCTGCAACTGCGGTGACAAGCGCGACATGATCGCCTGCTGCGCCGTCGTGCCAGCGTTGACCGGGCCTTGCGGAAGGTTGGCAATGTCAATCTGACCCTGCAACTGCGGGCCTTGGACAAACTGCTGCGCGTAGCCAAACTGCCCTTGTTGCGGGCCACCGGCCACACCGCCAAGGCCAGAAAGGTCAAGACCTTGCAGGTTTATGCCCTGCGGGCCGCCACCAGCCATGCCAAACAATCCACCTGCGGGGCCGCCCTGTGCGGTGCCAAACATCTGCCCACCGGGGGCTGACTGTGCATAAAACTGCGAGGCGTCTAACTGCCCGAGGTTAGTCGGTGCAGCGGGGCCAGCGCCTGCTTGCTGACCCGCGCCAACTTGTCCCGGCAAGTTTTCAAGGTAATACCCCGCCATCGGGTTATAGATGCCTTGCGGGGCGCCCATAACCGGGCCTGCGGCGCCTTGCCCAAGCGCACCGGCCTGACCCATCTGGGTGATGTCGGTCGGGCGAGCAATAGCACCAACGCCCTCTGCGCCGTAAGTAAGGCTTGGGATTCCGCTAGGGTTAAATGCCGAGGCAATGCCGAGGTTTGACAAACCACCCGCAGCACCACGCGCTGCCTGCGACATATACAACTGCGCGAGTTCCTGCTCACGCAATGCCGCTTCCGCGTTCGGGTTGATGGTTTGGCGAACAGTCGGCTGCTCAATGTAAGTTGTGTATTGCTCTTGGGTTGGCGCTTCGCCAGCAAATTCCGGGTTGGTATACAGCTGGTTTTGCCACGCCTCCATTGCCTTGTTGTAAGCATCGGTGTCTACCGTAGGCGTTTTCGTCCACGTTACGGTCTGCGTACCCGTGGGCGAGTAGACGTTCGGATTGGACATATACGCCGACTGTTTGGCGGCGGCCAAGTTAGCCTCACCCTGCTTAATCGCAAGGGTGGTGTAGTCAGGCGCTGGTGGCGGTGCTGGTGATTTTTTGCCCATACCTCGGCTCCAAGAAACGACACTTGTCAGGTGTCAAAGTCATCAAAACAATATCCCCAGAGTCATGCGCGGCATCTTTAATTCGCGCTTCTTCCGAGAATCCCATCTTGCTGACCAATGCGAGCGCCCGGGTATGGTTGCTGCTGATTGGCCCTATTATCTTATCAACTCCTGCGACGTTGTACGCATAATCGTACACAGCCGCCATGTATGTTGGGGTGACCCGCTCCCACGCGATGTGGCAAACGACGGATCGCCCGTTCCAATTCTCGTAAACCGTCCCGGCAACTAGTTTGCCGTCACGCTCAAGCCCTATGGCAACCGAGCGGTTGGGGTCAAACGCCCCTTCCGTCTGTGCGGTAACCCACGCCCCCACATGGGGGCCACTTACGATGCGCCAGCCCATCCGAGTTGGTACACCACATCGGTTGACGCCCACTCCAAGGAGACGTTGCGGCTGGCGCTGTTAAAGACAAGACCGCCGCAATAGCCGATACCTTGGATGCCCACAAAGTTATTGGTGATGATAAGTTCAGCACCCCACACCGCCTGATTCCACAGGCCAACGTCCCATAACCCGTATTGCGTGGCGACATAAGACAGCGCACCAAGGTCAGCGTTGGTCTGGAAATCTACGTTGATGCCAATATTTACGGTCGGCTGGCCGTTGCTATAAAGAGTTGGGCGAGCGCGGGTGAAATACTTGATAACGCCTCGCGTCTCAAAGTAGTTAAACGCCTGCAATGCTCGGGTGTTGATGTCTAACCCGTCATCGTTAAACCCAGCAACACCGCTTCCTGACGTCCAACAAACCGCCACATATCCATCACCGCCGAAATATGGCTTGTCGTTAAGCAGCGCAAAGCAGTTGGCGTTCCAGCCGGTAAACCGGCACCACGCTTTCGTGATGTTGTTCATCACAAATTGCTCTTGGCTGCCTGCCGCAATGGGAATGTTCACCATTAGGGCGTTGTTGAGCGGGTTGTAGAGCAATCCCCAACCAAAATTAGACTTGTATGATCGCGCTGCTGCTGCAAATGCGCCTTGAATCTTGTCCGACAGGGCTACCTGCGGGTCAAGGCGTGACGATTGCAACGCCGAGGCGAACGGGATCAGCCCGTCTAGCGTCAAAATCAGCAAGTCACCGCCGTACTTTTGCAAGCAACGGCGAGAAATGGGTGCGCCAACGATCCAAACGCCAATTAGCGCCCACGTAGAGGCGCTGGTAGGATCGGTTCCGCGATAAACGATGACTTCGCCTTGATCTGTGACGAAAACAAGGTTGTCGTCTACACCGTAACCTGCGTCAATCGTCCACGACGCCATTGCTACGATGGTGCCGCCTAAATGCGCGACCGAGGACAGGTCAAGGACGTTGGCCGCGCCTCCAACAGAGGCGGTCGGCAGATACCACGCCTTAAGCGAGTCCTTTTGGATAAACCACATCCTGTTTTTGAACAGGGTGGGCGCAAAAAGAGTGGTCGTGGTGACGCCTGTAATAGCCGGCGTAGAAGCGCCGTCAATCGGTGTCCATGTAGAACCGTCAAACAGCAGCGGCTTGTCTGCGCCATTTGCGGCATACAGATACCCACCGCCCGAGGTTGTAATGTTGGTGTATTCCCAACGGCTATTACTCAAACTGGTGACTTTGGCCGCGCCTACTGCGCCCGCTGTCGTAACTTCAAAGATGTTGCCGCCAACGACCGCAAACATTTTGTCGGTTCCGGCTGCGTTGTAAACGAGCAGGCTTTCCACCTGCCCCGTCATGCCGGTGGCGTGTTTGCTGTAACCTCCACGCAGGCTAACGCTAGAGACGCCGGGAAACAGGTTATCCAGCGTAACCGCATCAGTCGGTGCCATGTTTGCGAGCGAGTCGCGGGCATTCCACCCACCGACAGGGGCAGGCAAAGAAGCGACGTTGTTGGTCGTTCTCTGGATTAACCGACGGCGAACGGGCGACGCCATTACTGGCCGTCCGTGCCGTAACCGCTGTCAGGGATGTTGTCGTAGCCGATCAACACCGTACCCGGACGCGGGGCAAACGAAAGGTTAGCGGCTGCCGTATCCTGCGCGACCGCCGTTTCAAACTCCATCAGGTAATCGCGGTAGAGCGCGGTCGTGTCAAAGCCCTTTGCCTCAAAATACTTGAGCTTGGTGCCAAGTACCATAAGGCGGTCAGGGTAGATACAGGTGTCATCGTCAGCCGTAAAGCTGTTTTGCGGCGTACCGTTTGCTGACTCTGCCCATCCCCTGCTGCGGTACTCAAACCCAAGCAGCTCGCCAGCGTTCATGCCCGGCCAAATCTGAAAATATTTGCCGAGCAATCGCCAGCGGATACGCGGGCCGGTGCTGATGTAGCCCGACAACAGCCACTCCCATTGCTGCGGTGACTCTGGGCCGAGCATTTCCCAACGCTTGCTCTTGTCCCAATGAGTGCGGTTGACCGTACTGTTGTAGTCAGCAGGCAGGTCGTACTTCACCTTCTGGAATATGACCTGTGAGTTGATTTGCGTAGAGGTGGGCTGGTAGTTAATAGTGACCGACGTAGAGCCTACCGAGGTGATATAGGTGGCATTTGGGATGCCATCGCCCTGCACCTGATAGGTCGTATCTAGCCCAGCCGTAGAGGCAAGGCCGGTGATGGTTGCTACGCCCTCTGCCCACGATCCCGTCGCGGTCGTGGCTTCGGTGTAAAACGTGTGTTGGCGCGTCAGTTCACGCCAATCAGCACGACGGAGTAACTCGTAACCGCAAGCGTTCATCAGGGCAAGCAACTGCACAACGTCTTGACTGTTGTTGCCCGCTACGGTTGACGGCGTAGGAATTCCCAACTCTTGGGTGCATTCCTGTATCAAGTCCACCATCGTGCTGCCCATACTATGCCTCCGCTAATTTAGGCGGCCTGCCACGACGCTTTGGCTCGTCGTTGAGCAATGACGCCATTTGCGCTTGCAGTTCCGCAAGCTGCTTCTTGGTGTCCTCAAGTTCCGCATTTGTTTCGTTGCGGTTCTTGCGGTTAAGGTACAAACGCGCACGGTCGCGCAAGCCAATGCCACCCATGCCGACGCGCTGTAGTTGGGCGTCCGAGGCGAGGGCAAGCTGCTCCACCGTGACAAATTTGAGGATGTTCAACTCTGCAATCTGGTCGCGGTTGATTTCATCGGGAGCGTCTTTGTTCCATTGCGATAGCGGGGTGCCGATCTGGGAGGCTGCGCCCTCGTTCTGCTGCATCTGGAAATACAGCCATTGACGGGGGAAACGCTCCTTGTGGTCATCGCGCAACGGCTGATCCAAAATGTTCGTTTTGTCACCCGGTGCCATGATGCGAACGTAGGTTTTGCCTGCGTTTGCGCCTTCGTCACGGGTGTAAAACTCAACGTGCAGTTGGGCGTCGGCGTTGTTGATGTCGCTATCTAATGGCATTGTCCTTGCTCCTGTGGGGATTACAGGTTGTTGACCTGTGTTACGGTACAAATGACCGAGGGGATTGCAGGCCATACGCTTGTGGCGCTGGCTGCAAGAATTCTAACGCTTGTGTCATCAACTGCCCACATCAACTCAACATAGTGAGTAGGCTCAAGCTGAATGATGAAATTCCATGCTGCAACGGTACGCGCAGCGGTGCCTTGGATGGCAACCGTACTTGCTGTATTTGGCACATTGGTGCCGTTTTTACGCAGCCAAATGTAGACGTTGCCTGCGCCGCCCGAGGTTTTATCTAATTGCGCCGAAAACTGGACGTTATAAACGCCCTGATAATCCACAACAAGTCGGGAAGTGGGCGACCCGATAGACACGCCGTTACTGCTGTCGGTGGTGTTAAACGTCATGCCGTAAGCGGTATTGATAGATGCTGCCGCTTGCAAAGACGTATCTGAAAAAGAACCGTAATGCAGAATAGGGACTGCTCGCCCAAACCCCTGCAATTCTTCCCAAACCGTATTGCTAACGGCAAAGAACAAAGCCGAGCAACCCGTGTTGATTAGTCCAGAACCTACGCTATTGATGCTGCTGTTGGCGTCATAGGGGTACACCAGCAACGGGTTTGCACCGCCATTACGCACAATGATGGTTTCGCCCATTTCGGTCTGCGGGAGTTTGACCCCAGCGCCCGATCCCACCGTCGTAACGTTGTTGTATACAAACGTCAGTTGCGTGGCGTTGCCCGCTGACGTTCCTGCTGCCGTCACCGAGGCATTGCCGTCGCCACAAATGGAAACGGTGGACAGGCTGTTGACGCCTGACCCTAACACGCGGGAGGGAATCGCCATTAGGCCGCCTCGGCGCGTTCGTCACGCACCCGCATAATCTCGGCAATCAGTCCCGGCCCTTTTACGTTTAAGTTTAGGTCAGGCATGACTTCAAACAGTTTCTGGAATTCGTTGGCCTGCTGGGCCATTGCCATGTTGCAGTTGAACTTCTTGCCAGTCGGGCCGCCTACCCAAATGTCTACAGTTGCGCCGGGGGTTGCGCCACAAAACTTCTTGCGCCCGTCCGGGCTATTGCAAGAGTCGTAACCGTACATCGTGAAATTGCGGTAGCCGAGGATGTAGCCAATATTGATGGCTCGCAGTCCTGACGTTGTGCCGCCGCCAATCGCCAGTTTGCCGGGGCCAATGGCTTCCATTTCGGGGCCGGGCGCCCATGAGTGCCACAGCAACACTTTCTTACCATTGAGGTAGTCAAAGGTGGTGGGTGGGCAGCGCGAGGCTGGCATATACGTCGTGTGGTCGTTGAGATGCTTGATGCCGCTGGTGCGGTCGCGTGGGTCAAGGTTGATCCACAGGTCAGGCTCTACGCCGTTCTCAACGAGGAAATCGTGTGTGGCCTTAATGGACACAATGGGGCGACCGGCTTTGCGGTGCGCCTTAATCTCGTCAATGTAATCAGGCATTGACCACCCGCTCGCCACCAACACCATGTTGCCATCGTGTTTGATGGGAGCGAGGGTCAACTCTGGAAGATTACGGGCAAGAGCAGAGCGGATATTGGAGCAAAGCTCCTCCTCCGTCCCTGCCGCCTGCACCGTAATCTCCAGCGGCTTCATTAGGCGTTCAAGCCGGTCAGAACGTGCGGGTAACCCGCAATGCAGGTGACGTTGGAGGCGGTGACCGTGGAGGTCGTCGCTACCAAGCCCGCAATCAAACCAGCCGTCACGGTGGCGTCGTCAAGGACGCCCGCCGTTGCGGTGGTAAAGAGCGGGACGCTCGGCTGGCAGTTCGCCGCGACCAACACGCGAGGCTTACCGCCCAACTGCACCCAGCCGTAGTAGGCCGAGGCAATGGACACCTGCGCGAACCCGACAGCCTTTGAGCCTGCCGAGTTGGTCGTGGTCAACGGAACTACGGTGTTATCAACCAACACGGACACAGCCGAGTAAGTTGCCACCGTAGATGCCGCACGAACGTACACAGCCTGACCGCCATCACTCAAGTTGACGGTCGTGCCAAGTGCGAACGAGGGCGACGTATCGGTGTACTCAAGCGAGACGCCGATCATATTGGATACAGAAATAGACATTTTTGCGCCCTCCTTAAGCGATCAACACGCCTTGGAACTGGCTGCCCGAGCAGGTAAGGTTACCGGCCCAGCCAATCAGTTTCACAATGGCGTCTTGGTTGACGGCCTGACGCTCACCACCAATCGGAACGAAATTACGATCCTTGTGGGGGCGGAACATCAGGTACTTGGTGTTGAGGAACCACATATGGTTCGCGTTGCCCGAGCCGCTGTTGTACGTGCTGGAACCGATACCACCGTCCAACACAACGTCAGACGCCATACCGGCACCGTAGTACTTCAACGACGCGAAACCCGCGCCAGCCATGCCAGAACCACTCTCGGTAATACGCTGAATCGCTTGGAGCGACTGCAAGTAGAAACGATAGTAGTTGTTGTCGGCCACGATCAGGTCAGGCTTGTCAGTTCCACGAACCAACTGCACCGCGAGGGCATCCATGTAGCCCTGAATGGTCGTGCTGGAGACAGCGCCCGCACCACCGCCATCAGCGGAAGCCGAGAACTTCTTGGACTGCCAGAACGTCCACACACTTCTGTTTATTCCACCGTAGGTGCCAACAGTCGGGTCATCCGGCACAGCAGCAGCAAGACCCGTGAGGTTCTTACCCGCGTTGCCGGTGCCGTCGCCATACAGGTCACCGCTGATGCGGTTAGCCAGCTGGGCTTCGGCCACTTCCATGCGACCGTCAAGAAGGTCAATGATGGCCTCCTTACCCGAGTTCTGGATCATCTCCAGACCCGAGATGGTCACCGCAGAAGCGTACTGCGTGATGGAGAACTGCGCCGAGCTAATCGGGCTGTTCTGACCCACGTTCAGCACTTCGTAACCGGAGTAGCTGTTCGTGTTGTTCGTGGTCGGATCGGTGTACATGATTTCCTGCAAAATCACGTTACCGCCCGAGAACGTCTTGACGTTCCCACGCTCCTTAAGACGACGAAGCAACGCGTTGTTGTTCGTCACGTTGTCAGCAAGCTCACCGCTACGGCTCTGAATGGTGGTAGCAATGATGTCGCTGATACTTGAGTTGGCAAATGCCATTTGATGACTCCTTTATCAGTTAATTACAAACGCGGCTCTGTTTCGGAGAAAGCCTCCTCCAAGAGGGCGCGACGGTTTGCTGCCTTGGGAGCCGTGTTTGGGCCGGGTGTGGCACTTCTGACGCTCACCGCTGCTGCGCGGGCAGTTTTCGCTACCCGATTGGCCTCCTTCGCCTGTTTTGCAGCCACTTCAGCCTGTTGGGCTTTTAGCGTCTGTTCAAACAAGGTCGGGTCAAGCCGAATGGCCTTATCATAGGCTTCATCCAACGTCTGCGCGACTCCGCTCTGTAGAAGCTGAATCATCGTTGGTCGGACTTCCTCAAAATGATCGGCCTTCAAACTAAATTGGTTGATCTCGTTGAGCAGGGTCTGGTTTTCCACCATTTCCTGCTGCTGTTTCCAGCCCATGACCTCGCCACGGACTTTGTTCAGTTCGTTTTGCAGTTGGTAGACCATCGGATCAACGCTGTTTGGCGCTGCTGTGGGGGCTTGCCCCTGCATTGCGCCTAGGTTGATGCCGTAGCTCTGCGCCAACTGCGCGAAATACTGCATTTTGGTCTGCGGGTCGCTGTTACGGAGCTTGTGGTCAGCTTCCATCAACGCGGCAACAGCCTTTTCTGGCTGCAAGCCAAGCCCTTGAATCGTGTTCATGTAAGGGCTGATGGCTTCCTGCATCGCATCGGCAAACTGCGCCTTGGAGAGCAGCGGTTCCACGCCCGCTCGCATCTGCTCCTCACGCTGCCATGCGTATTCCTGCATCTTGGGGTCGGCTTTCTGCCAAACCTCATGGAAATCCTTTTTCCACGACGCAGGAGGACGACGCCATACTGGCGGTTCTTCTTCCTCTACCTCGGGTTCTGCCTCCACTTTGGCGGGTTTAGCGAAACGCCCGCCCTCATCGCGTGATCTGGCCTCAATCGGCTCGCCACGCTCGGCAGCCTCAAGCTGTTCCTCCAGCATTGCCCTGCGGTCAATCGTTTCAGCCTGTGGGGCTTCCTGATTCTCAACGTCCATTAGCCTCTCCTGTGGGGATTGGTGAAATTCAACTCTTGGCGTAACTGTCTGATG